ATTTAATACAAAGGAATAAGATTAGTCACAAATAAATCATCTGTTTCCTGTTGTAAATAGAATTTACTGTCGTTTCCTCCCTCAAGAAGAATAAAGTCCTCCACTTTTTCGGCTCCGAGGACACCGCTTATAAAAAGACCCTTGGTTCTATTATCGGGATCTATTTCCACGTTAAAGGAAGCGTCAAAGGTTTTACTCCCTCCGATATCGGTAGAATAACTAAAATTTTCTAATTTAGCCCCCACAAAAGAATACCTTAAAGCTTCGTCTTCCCGCATGATAGGAATAGCCCCTGCATTAATGGGTGCCGCCGTACTACCCGGACAACTACTATTAGGATCCACTTTTATCGTAAAGTCGTAACCACTATTAATGGAGACTAAATCGACCAAAGAACCACTATTGCCCGACTCAACTATTCCATTTAAACTTAGATTAGCAAAAACAGGGGAATTAGGTCTATTGTCAACGGGGAACCGATATCCCATATTAGGAAGGGGCTCCTTATTTAAATTAATTTCTATGGAATAACTCTGAACGTGAAGCTTGTCGAAATCCACACCAAGACCAGAAAAAGAATCCGTCGTAACCGTAATGTCTCCGGGATTAAGTGCGGAATATCCTTCCTCCGCAAGTACGCGAGGTATAACTACCTCATTACTTCCATTAAGTTTTCCACTTTTTGTTTCAATATCTGGGGCTATAAAACCGCTCCCGCTCATGTCGAAATTGACATTATAGGAAGTGTAAGAAACTGACGCAGAGGGAAATCCACCAACCGCGCCATTAGTAGAGTAAGAATTCAAATAACAATTACCAAATGAAATAACGTGATAATTAGGTGCGTCCTCATCAATTCCCTGATATAAATCAGGAAGAGTAAAATCCTCCTTAAAGTAAGCTTTGTCAATATCGTCCCCTTCCTGATTAACTGCTACGTAAATGTTCCTACAGTCACGATATTGATTAACGGCGAAATCCTGATCTGCTCTTTTTATTTTTCGACTTTTATTTTTTTCGAAAAATCCAGACAAAAGAGAAACGTTAAGATTATCGTCGTAATAGGGCGCTCCTTCAAGGGGATACTCAAACCTAGGAAAATTTACATTAAATCCTAATCTAGCTTCATTCTTGGTGCCACATAAAAAATACGCAAAATCCACACTAACAGTAGGGGAATTAATAATAGGTCTGTCCACTAATCCTCTCGCACCCAGTTCATTTATATTTGTATGGGGAACATCGATAGAGTAACTTACCGATTGGATTCTGTCGATGCTGTGGAGAAGGTTTAGTTGTTGATAAAGGTTTGAATGATCATTGGTTGGATTTCCCCCAGTGTAAGGTACAAAGTTATATCCAGTTTCCGGCGCAGGCCCGACGTATAAAGCCTGACAATTGTAAATTACATTTGGCCTCGCCATTACTTTTCTCCTTCATGAACGCTTGCATATAATATTCCCGCTAAGAAGTCGTCCACTTGATGCTCATAAGCCACATCTTGAACCTCCTTAACTCTTTCATGGTTTCTGTCTGTAGGCTCGGCTGCATACCGTCCCGCCTTGGCCAACCAGTTCGGTGGATCCTCGTTTGCGATTACTATATTCGTTATTTCTCGCGCTACTTCTTTTTGTTGTTTGCTCAACCTTTTACGTTTATGAATCTGCCTCAAGGAAGCCTCTACTTCTAGGTTTAATTTATCCGAAAGATTTAAGTGTTCCTGTATCTTGGAAAGACTGAAATTAAGTGTCGCTTTAGTTCCTACTGGAGTTTTCTTATCTTCTTCCTTGGGTTTCTTGACTCCGGGAGGACGCCCCGTCATTTGTGGCATTTTAGCTCCTCCTATTAACGGTTCATATAACCCTTCGTTTTTCATCTCTTGGAATTTCTTTTGTGATTCCAAGGATTCTTCAGGAGTAGGGAAACGTCCGGATTCAATAGCTTGCATACCCTCTTCCGCAGTAAGAACACCAAGTTCAATTAAGCGACTATAAATCCTCGAGTAAACAGATGTGTCTCTCAGGTCAACCTCTTCGAAATGGGCATCCGGATAATTCTTGAAACCCATCTCTTTAGATACTCGACGAATTTCCGGCATCAAAAAGTTTTCTAGAAAAACCCTACGACCCTGCTTAAGTCTCTCCATAAAAACCTGCACTTTAATACTGGTATTGGCAAATTTTTCGTCGCTCAGAAGGATATTGTTCAATCCCATCTGGATGTCCTGATTGACAACATCATATTTCTTGGGATCCAAAATATTACCTATGTCGGGAATAACGAACTTAGCATCAGTAGTGTAATCTGAAATGAGTACGCGACCTACAGACTCATTTTCAAAAAGCTTCTGCATGGCCATTAGGTTTCTTTGATTTACTCCTCCATCTTGAGGTTTTGACCCCATAGTAATTAGGAGGATAGCTTGATTGGTGGTTCTCGCTACCGCCATATCCATTTGTTTCATCTCCTGTTTCCAGTTGATATCTTCCAACACTGGATAACCCATTGGTACCGCAAACGGCTCATAGTCTTGTTTCTTGTAAAAAACAGCTACTAACCTGTCGGTATTAAGCGGAATCGTAACTGCCGACATGCCTACATCTTTAGTGTCGTTAATTAGTTTTTTAGTCTCTTCCGGAAGGCTATCAAAGACTTCCTTTTGCTCCTCTGTTTGGGGGTGACGCAAAATCTGCAGCTCATAGTCTGTAACCACCTTGTAATAAACTCCCGTGCTAAAGGCTATACTTCCCTGAAGCTGAATGTCGGAAGGGTTAAGGATTATATACTTGGAAGGAATTTCAATATTCTCATTAGCTTCACTTAAACCAAAGGTCTGATTAATTTTAAATGCGTCGGACTTATCCATCTCCGCATTGAACCGGTAAATAAAAACGTTTCCAGACCTGTAATATTCCCGAAAAAATCTACTTTGCAAATCGTCTATATTTATCCTTTTAAAAAGGGTTTCAAAAAATTCACGAGACTTGCGGCTTCCACCAGTATAGTATAGATTACTAATGGAAAACTCAGTCATCAGATCAATAGTATTTCTAAAAACCGAAAAGTTATAATAAGCCTTTTGGCATAAAATAATTGTATCTCGAACCTCGATATTGGAGTTGTTAGAGACTCCCCGCGAATACTTAAACGGTATCATGCCGTTTTCAATATTCCTGAAGCGGTCAGTCCTCACGATGTCCGCGGCCTTGTTTCGGCGCGTCCGAGTAGAGTTACCTACAGTTTCGTGCTTAGCCATTAAAGGTTCCGCACCGTGTTCTGTTTTCTTCCTTACCGCCATGTTTTACTTTAATTTTACACCTAAGCTATCATTCTGGGAGTAAATGTATGATTAATTTGCTCCACCTTAGTATTTTTAAGATCATTATAACACTTAACCGCCCAGTTCCCCAACATTAAAGTAGTATAATTATCTTTTCGTGCTCGATTGGCCGAAGTACTTCTCTTAAGGTGTTGAGGTAAATCGAAGGTCTGGGTGCCTTTGGCGGTGGTTTTCACCTCCACTAGAGCGCACTGCTTCTTTGATTGATAAACAATGTCGTCCTGAAATTCTATCAAATCCCCTTTATTTTCATAAGGCATAAGTTTGATAGGAACAGCCTGTGAGGAAACCCTATCGAAAAAACTTCCACAGGCAGCTGTTCGTGAAGCAAACCATATTCTCTTATGATCAATGGAAGCCTGTAAGTATTCATTGGCTTCCCGTAAAAAAGTAGTAGAAAATAACTGTTTAAAACAGATTACGTTTTCTTTTTTGTTGTATTGGTGTTTTGCCGTAAGAAGCATCTTTTGATAATCGACTCCTTCTTTATCGCTGTTGAAATCAAAAAATTTAATTTTTATACGGGTGCTCTGAAAAAGTTCTGATTCATTGGCGCTATCTATAAATTGATAACCTGCGTTATCTATGATAATCATGGAAAAATTAAAGTGAGTCACTAGATAGTGGAGATATTTTATGTGATCTTTTAAATCCCCTCCCGCTACCGCATACCCATGCACCAGTGTGGAAAACGTAGTTTTCTCTTCATCTAGCTCCAGCACAGACATGGCAAAATAATCAGAACTAGGACTATTACTAAAGCTGGGGTCAATAGCCAAAATATATTCTTTATCCTTTTCTCCTTTCACTAAAGTGTGCTGCTTTTCTCCATCAGGGATAGTACATTGATGCATTTTCTTAGCGCTAAAATAACTATCACTTCCATCAGTAAATTGAGCTGCATATTCCCTTAAAAAGGAGGAGTTGGAAGCTCCCCCTGCTCGGGCTTCTTCAATGACAGTGCTATCAATCATATCAGGGGGAATAGAATCAAATCCCATTTGCGAAATAAAATAATCAGATTGCATAATATCATCCGAATAAATATTGCCCATCCAATCCTTATAGGTGCGATAAAGGTTTTCGAAACTATAACTAGCAGAAGACAACGCTATCATTTTTGAATCATTTGTAAATACAATCCGCTCCTCCTCTTTCATGTCGCCCTTCTCAATAAGATCATCTTCCATCTCCCTTATTTTTATTCTCTCTGCCATGTCTTGAGGGGCCACCAAAAAAGGCATCAACACTGTTTTGATGGTATCTTCGGGAAGCAGCAAGAACTCATCAAGAACTAAAACGTTAGCGCGAAAACCACGAATCTTTTCCCCACTTAACGGAATAGCTGTTATAGTGCCCTCGTTAATTTTCCACTCGAACTGATCGTTGCGTTTGGATTTAGCACCGAAAGCGTGAGCCAACATTTGAGCTTCCTTTGACTCCACTATTTTTTCTATATTATTAAAAATAAAACGAGCGGTACGAAAAGTCGGCCCCGCAATAAGGATCTTGGTACGGGGCTCAAAAATACATTGAAGAAAACAATAAACAGCTGCGATAAAACTTTTGCCACAGCCACGTCCCCATACGCACATGTTAAAGTTTCTGTTAAAGAACGCCTTAAGGGTTATCTCTTGGTAAAGAGCTAATTTAATTCCTGATAAAAGTTCAGTAGTGAACCCCAGATTAGACCTCATGAATTTAGCTAATGTGATTTTAGCTTGTCGATCCCCCAGCTCCCCTTTCAGCGCAAGAGCCTCTTTGTTCATGTCGATAATAGGGCGCTTATATTTTTCCGGACAATACCACATATCACAATAACTTTAAATCGTACGCTAACTGCAAATCAAATTTGGTCTTTAATATTTGGGTTAGTAAGAATTTTTTGACGATCCTTACGCACTCCACCCTTCCGTCAACAAATAGGAATTGAATGTGTGGAAATTTTTGAATCAATTCCCTGACGTTGTGAAAAATAAAATCAGGAGTTACGCGAGTATTTTTTTTGTACACATACGGCAGCCTATTAAATGCCAAACACTCCTCCAGTTTCCTTTCCACAAGAATCACCATATACGCGTCTTCCTCCTTGGCCCGTTTTATTTCATTCTCAAATCTTTCCAAACCGGCGCTCAAGGTCCCGATAAGATCAGGGACAGACTTTCTCTCGATATAACAGTTCCCGGTTTTCTCCTTGTCGTTAAGGCAATAGTCTCCGAATTTGAGCCCCTTTACTTCGGTTGGAAAGTCTTTTATCTGTAGTGGGTTTTGTTCCCGCGAATCAATATATATGAGATGATCCTCATCAAAATCCTCCTTGAATTTTATTTTTCCATCCACTCCGCAAGCAGGTAGGGGTGAAAGTTTATTCTCAAATCCTATTTCTTCACACAGCTTATAGTAGTCTTGGAAAATTATTTGGTAATAGGAAATAGGGGGCACTAAAAGCGTTCGTAGCTCCACTTCAGTAGGGGTGTATTTAAGACCTTT